CCTCTGGGCGTAAGAGGGTATTTTAGTGATGCTATAATAACAGGATTTAAAAAGAGTCCTATTGTTGCGATTATGAACGGAATAGAATCATTTATGAAAAAATCTGGCCTATTTTTAAGAAAGGTATTTTCAAAAGACTTTGGTAAGAAAGTCATGGCATTTGCTGGTACTGCTATTAAATTTATGTTTAGTATGATGATTTACGCAACATTGTTCTTTACCCTATTATACTTCTTTAGAAAACCTATAATGAGAGCATTTGGGGCAATTGGTGAATTAGTTAAAAATACACTGCCAGCATTTAAGAAGACAATGATGAATAGTTTTAATTTGATTAAAGATAGTTTTATGGACATCTACAATGGATTCAAAGACGGCGACCTTATGCGAGTCTTTGAAGGAATTTGGGGCGTTGCTTGGGGACTTTTAGGTGCGGCTTTCAAAACACTTATGGCTGTTGGGGCTGTTGCTTTGGTTGGCCTTGGTGCGTTTATTGGCAACTTCGGTGAGAGAATTATAGCGTGGGGAACAAATCTTTGGAACGGTGATTGGCAACAGAAATTAAAATCTATTGCTAAAGTCATTGCGATTCTAGCGATTTTGTTTATTGGTTGGCCCGCTATTATTGGTGCGGCTATTGCTGGTGGTATTGTTTCCCTTATTAATTTCTTTAGAAAGAGATTCTTTGCAGATGGTGGGACAACACCTGCTGGAATGAGTATTGTTGGAGAAAGAGGGCCAGAGATACTAAACTTACCAGCAGGTTCAAAAATCACTTCTAATGCTAAATCAAGAAAAATGGCTGGAGGAACAGTCAATAACTTTAACATCACTATCAATGCAAAGGATTCTTCAAAGGCAGAGATGCGAAGAATGGCAGATGAAATCGGTAGAATGATTAATTCAAAAATTAATAGAAGCACATCTTCTAGCACATTTAGGTGATTAATATGAGTTTTGTTTATCTTAAATTACAGCAACATAAAGGCACAAGCACTTCAGTTGATGTTATTCCATTAAAAGTGACCAATGTATCAGTTAGCGTAGATAAAACAATTCCTAATATCCCTGTTCCTTTAAGCGGTTTAGCAACAGGAGAATCTGCTACGGTTGCACTGGACTTAGGAATGTCAAATAAAAGAATTACTTTGCAAGGTATTCTTTTAGAGACTACTTTAGAAAGAAGCCATACTTCTGGTTCTCTTATATTTACACCTCAAGAAGTTGCTCAACTTATTGCGTCGGGTGTGGATTCAACAGGTGCGGCTAGATACCAAGCAATAAATGAACTAGTCGTTTTAATGAATTCAAATGTTGATGAAGATTATATTGACCGGGGGAAAAAAGCAGATAGTCCAAGCGACCCTTCGGCTTCTTCTTTAGCAAACGGAACTTTAACCGAAAAAATACCATTTACTTTTAGGTCAAGAGGAGCCTCTTTAACAAAAGATAATGAGTTTGTGGTATTGGCAAGAGCCTTTCCAACAAGTTCTACTTCTCAAGGTCTAACCGGCTTTATTCAAAGTTTTAGTTTTGAATTAAATTCTGAGACAGTAGAGGTTTCTTTTAATATGGAATTTGTCGTAGCCAATGTTCTCCCTTGAGGTTTTATTATGTCTTATTCTATTTTCACAGGAAAACAACGCTCGCTTGTTTTTCCAATTATGTGTAATGGTTTTTTGACAATTGATTATTCAGATAATGTAGTTTCATCTGCATCGGGAATACCTTATGGTATCTGGGATTTAGATGATAATTTTACATTTGAGTGTGTATTGACTCCCTATGAAATTAATGGTTATGGGACACATAGTAGTACGGGCGACACCTACATACCGACTACTGGGAATCTTTCAAAGGTAAGTCATAGCGATGGTTTGGGTATTGTTTCCAATAGTAAAAAAATAATGTCTGCTTTAGAAGAATCTATCTATACTGCCGGAACACAAAATAATCATCAAAGCGAATTATATTTACCAAGAGCAAATCGTAAAAACCATGAAATGAGAATTTTTCACAGCACTAACTTTCAAGTGAGTTTAGTAAATGATACTCTACATAACGAAAATAATCCAGCGAGATATAAAATCAAAGTTGGAGTCAAATTAGGTTCTGCTTCTATGGAAAACTTTACGACCGATGCTGTAATTTTACCGAATGAAGGGGGGCAATATGATTACTCTTCCGTACCTGACTTACAGGGTTTTGATACCGATGGTAAGTTAAAATACAGAAGAATAAGTTTTGCTCTCGCCGGTTCATCGGGAACGACTCTTAAAATGACAACAGGCACAGGAGTTGATGATAAGTTATTTGAAAATGTTGAATTATTTACTAGAAGCGGAACAGACTTAGTATCTATTGGTCTATTTGATAGTAAGCCTTCTGCTAGCACCATTACTTTAAAGTCTGCACTAACTAGAACCATTTCTTCAGGCGACCCAATTTTTATCAAACATATTCAAGAGCCAAGTTATATTAATAATACATACCACATTGCTTGTTCTTGGGATAATAATAACAAAATATTAAATATATTTTTTAATGGTCGTTTAGTTAAGACAGCAACCCATACCCAAACAGATTCATTTACAATGGCCGCAGAAGATTTTTATGTCGGTGCAAATGGAACAGGAGCAACGGGGGCTAATTCGGCCACTACTAATAATCAATTTATGGGAGAGTTGCATGAATTAAGTATTATGAACATTAATAAAAGTGAGTTTAATGCTATAAATAATTTGATGCCTAACTTAAAGAATACTGTTTTATATTTAAGATTTGAGGAGGTGGATGATTAATGGCTTTAACATTAGATGACATTTTTAATGCCCCAACAAATCCTTATTTGAAGGACAGTGGCCCAACTGATGGGGATAGAATATATACCGCAATTACGACAGAAGACACTTCTGTTGCGATTACTGGTTGGGGCGGAACCATTACAGAAAATTCTAATCTAAATACAACGAAGGGATTTAGAATCAAGTGCTATGATTCATTGACCACGACAGGGATTAGGTTTAACCCTACTGCTACTAACTTAACAGATAATGATTATTTTGTTTTGCTTTATTCGGACACTCCATACCAACATCACTTTGCTAAAATTACTGAGGTTTTAACAGAAGACGAATATGGTGATGCTTTTGAATTTGAGCCGAAGTTAGGAAATGAAATCCCAAAAGATACCAAGTTCATTATTTTCCAAATGACCAAGAATGGAAGCGTTGTTGCTGTCTCAATGGGCATGCTCCAAGACGATAGTTTGGGTTCTTCATCAAATGATTTTGAGGGAGAATTGTGGAGAAGAATGGCAGTAGCAAGACCATTGTTTTACTTCTTTCCAAGAGAAACCAATGCAGATAAAATGGACAAACCCAATGAATTAAATCACAATCGAAAGTTTTACGCTATAAGAGAAAGTGGAACGGCTAACAGTTATACGCTATCAAATGCAGATAATTGTAAAGTTTTTACTACGATGCAAGACTTTGGTAAGTCTGTTGTAGATTACAGCAGGTTCTCATACAAGATAAAATTAACTGATAAACTAAGAGATTTGGATGCGGCACAATCCTCAAATTGCACCTATAATGAAGGAAGCACAATTACGGAGGACACAACAAATTATCAACAAAGCCACATTAATGCAAGAAGAATCGCAGACGATGTTATTTCTACTCCTACATTCACCGGCCCCCTACGATACCTAAGTTATGATTTTTCTCCGACGAAATCAAACTTTCTTTACAATGTTTATGACCACACTAACACAGAATCTATTGATGGAAAAGGCGGTTTTGCAGAAACATCGGTTATTGATAATGGCAGAATTATGCCAAGAAAGATAAAAGAGTTTGACGCATACCGTGTAAGACATACCATCCATACTGGGGATATGAATGAGTTCTTTGCATTAAAGGCAACATACGATTCATCTACTTCTTCAACAGTATTTTCATTCAATACTCAGTATGATTTAAAAACAGTTTTAAATTCTGGAGATGAAATTAAATTAGGAGATGAAATTTTAATTGTTAAAGATGATGGAAGTGGCGACCCTCTTATCAGCACTTTATCGGGAACAACTCAAACTATTACCTTTGAGAACACCGGGGGAGGCTCACCTTTGCCCTATGCGAGAACCGAGACGGAAGGAGAATTTACCGGGCAGTCAATTACTCCATCAAGCGGCGCAACGCTCCACAGGCGAGCATATAACGCCACAGACGGGACACTTATGCTTGACACTTCACTACTAAACAACAGGTTTAGTAAAATGTATATCTCTTTTACTTCTTTAAATCATAATGAAAGGTTTGCGACAATTACTGCTTCAGATGCTACAAAAGGTATGATTACTCTCTCATTTAGTGATGACTCCTACAATACTAATCCATTGAGTTTTGCAAAAGGAGAATACAGATTACACATTGAAAGATTCAATGGGGAAATTGAAAATGTCCAAAGTAAAAAGGAAGATGGGCAGACTATTATGGAAATTCAGGGAAGGGATAAGTTTAACAAATTACTTTCTCCTATTGTGAATTTAAACACTTTGTTTAGTGAAGATATTATTTATTCTAGTAATAGTCCGTATAATAAATTACAATCTGCTGTTCCCGCAGGTTCGGTTTTAGCAAGTTCTGTTGGTTCAACCTTCATAAAAACAGAAATGATTGCAGAGGGCTTTGATTCACCTTTAGTTGTAGGTGATAAAATATTTGTAGAAAATGGCTTTTTAGGAGAAATAACTTCTTTTAGTGATTATTCTGGTGGAGGCTCTAGTGTATTACAACAAATAAATATATCAACGGGGCTACTTACTAGCGTTTCAGCAGGAGATAAAATTTACAAAGAATCAGAAAAAAACTATATTCTCTCAAAAGCACTTGGTTCATCCCACCTTGCTACAAGCAAACCATCTTCTCTTACAGGAGCCGCTAATAAAGGGTTAATTTTTACAGCAGGAAATAAAATTACGATTTCAAGCGGTGCTGA